ATTATGGTAGTATTAATCAACGTGAATGTTTAGACAAGTACGGGAACTGGAGATTGTCAGGGATTATGTTCAGACTGAAACGTCAAGGCGTAAACTTTGAAACCACCGAAAAGAAAGTTATGACCCGATACAATATAGAAACCGAAGTTACAACATATCACTTAATCAGATGATTGAAGATTATCCGTTATTTGCTGACTTTTGGAAGCTAACCAATAAAATTGGGAGAAAAGAGTTGATGGCAAAACGATGGCAGGTATTGCCACAATGGAAGAAGATTGAAATTTACAACAAAGCATTAAGCGATAAGGACAAAAAAGCAGCAGAATTTTATTTAAACATAGGAAGATGGAAGAAATAGAAATAATAAAAACAGAAATTAAAGCCTTACAGGAATTTAGGGCACAACTCTGTGACCAACTGAAAGATGAAAAGTCCTGCGACAAAGCATGGTTAATAAACAACACTATTAGAGGAATAGTAAAATCTGAACGGGAACTAAGTTTTAAGCTAATGAAATAATCATGACACATAAACTAATCTGCGACCATTACTCCAACGGAAAAGATAAAACACTTTACGGAAAAAAACACGATCAAGTTAAAATGATTTCAGAATCAAACACGGCCTGTATAGTTGAAAACAAATTAGGTAATAGATTTTCAATACACATAACCTTATTACAGGCAATTTAAACAACTATAAAATAAACCAAGTAAAACACTATGCCAAACAAAAGATATTGCAACACAGAGAAAGTAGAGGGGTGGGGAGGTCAAAATCCTAAAAGATATATGAAAGGATTTAACGTATCCCCAAAGTTTGTACTCACGTCTTACTTTTGAATTTTGAAAAATAGCTTAAATTTGTATTAAAAAATGGGAAAACGAGGATTTGAACGGCAACCAGCTGAAGTAGCCAAACAAAAGGGTTTATATAGGCCAAGCCTACATGGAAAGATTGAAAACAAAGTTCAATTAGAATATTTATCAGCAGTACCCGAACCGCCCGAAAACCTAAACGAACACGGGGCAAAGTTTTGGTTTGATATTTTAAACCAACTATTACAGGTTAAGGGATTGGTAATGATAGCCGACCTTCCAACCTTTCAATTAATGGCCTATAAGTTTCAGGTTTGGAATGAATGTGCGGCCTTGTTAAAAGTTCAAGGTATGTGGGTTGTTGATGACAAAGGTAATTCAAGGGAAAACCCGGTATTGGTAACGATGGAAAAGGCGGAAAAGATATTTATTAGTTTGGCCCGTGAGTTCGGATGCACACCTTCAGCACGAAACAATTTAAAAGCACCAACCCAAAAAGAAGAAGAAAAAGACCCTTTAAGCGGATTTGAACTGTAATTATAACTAATTGATAATGACATACCAAGTCAGCTTTCCCCACCGTACCAAGACAAAAAAAATAAATGATTAAATTCGATACCGATAAATATTACTTTGATGAAAAGGCGGCTCACGGAGTTGTTAATTTCATTGAATCACATATCCGACATATTAAAGGCCCACAATCAGGGCAATTAATAAAATTGGAAGATTGGCAAAAGGAAGATATAATATATCCTTTATTTGGTATCAAAGATAAAATAACAGGATTCAGACGTTTTAAGTTTGCTTATATTGAGGTAGCAAAGAAAAACGGTAAATCGGCACTACTATCTGCAATTATTTTAGTAGTATTATTATTTGACAAAGATGAAGGTGCGGAGATATTTAGTGCAGCCAGTACCCGTGACCAAGCTAAAATAGTTTTTGGTGATGCTTGTAAAATGATTGGCAAAGACCCGTTTTTAAAAGAAAAGCTACAAGTTTATCAAAACTCTGTTATTTTTGGAAATAAGTCATATAAACCACTTTCAGCAGACATAGGAACAAATGATGGTATAAATGCAAACTTAGTTTGTTTTGATGAATTACACCGACAACCTAATCGAGGACTTTATGATGTTTTAATTGGTGCAATGGCAGCAAAAGACCAACCGTTATTTATAATGATAACAACCGCAGGAAGTGATTTAAACTCTATTTGCTACGAGCAACACGAATACGCAATTAATGTAAGAGATGGAATAATTAAAGACGATAGATTTTTGCCAGTTATTTATGCAGCCGATGTAGAGGATGACCCGTTTATTGAGGAAACGTGGAAAAAAGCAAACCCTAACTATGGAATTTCGGTTAAAAAAGACTACATAAAAGAACAGGCCGACAAAGCCCGATCTAACAAAGCCTATTTAAACACTTTTTTAAGATTACACCTTAATATTTGGACAAATGTAGAAACAGTTTTTATAAAAGATGAAGATTGGCAAAAGTGCGGAGCAGAAATAGATATCACAAGATTAAATAATGAAATTGCTTATGGGGGATTAGATTTAAGTTCAAAAAATGATATTTCAGGATTTAGTTTAATATTTCCACCATCAGACCGTGAATATTACCCTAATAAATATATTTTATTAAATTGGTCATGGTTGCCAGAAGAAACACCCAAAGATTCAGCTAATAAAAATAATAATAACTATCAGCAGTGGGTTCATGATAAATGGATAGAGTTAACATCAGGTAACGTAATAGACCATGATTATATAATTTCAAGAATAATAGAAATTTGCATAGATTTTAGAGTTATGCAAATAGGATATGACCCATTTAGGGCAACTCATGTAGCAGCAAAACTTATAGAAGAAGGATTAGATTTGAGGGCATTTAGGCAAGGTGATGCAAGTATGACTACTCCAACGGATGAATTTGATAAATCAGTTACAAAAGGTGAAATATTACATAATAATAACCCTGTAATGAGGTGGCAAGTATCAAATGGTGTATTAAAATTTAATAGCGCAGGAAATTTATTTAAAGTTGGCAAAAACCAATCACATCAAAAAATAGATAATTTTGTTACGTCTATTATGGCTTACGGATTATCAATAGAAGGCGAAGATAACTCAAATAGCAGTTATATGGATGAAAATGAAGTAATGTTTGTTGAACTATGATAATAACACATACTTTAAGAAGTTTTCATTCAAGAGCAAAAGAATTGAAAAAAAAATTAGGTAACGGAAGGGAAGCGTGGGAACAAACAGAAAAAGAATATTTTGAAATAATAGGCAAAAACCGTTATAAAAATTATACTTGTTTTAGACAAATACATTGGCAAATAACAACCGGTAATTATAAATTTCTAAAATAAAAAAAATTAACACATAAATCTAAACAGGCAAAATACATAATATCTTCGTATTCAATATGCGAATATTAGGTATTGACTTTGGGAGCAAACGTATTCAAGAACTTGAAAACGAATTAAGGTCAGTTACTACTTTTGTTGGTAGATTTGCAGATTATGCACCAGCATATAAAGGAGTACAAGGAGTTGGTAAAATAGCTGTAAACGAACAATCATCTTTAAGATTATCGGCAGTTTGGGCTTGTGTTCGGCTAATATCTAATTCAATTGCCACTTTACCAAGTAATTTTCATGTAAGAGATTCTAATGGTGATTCTACCATTGATAATTCTATTGCGGCACAGTCAGTAATCAAGAATCCGAACCAATATATGAGTTCGTTCACTTTTAAATTTACTATGATGGCCTGTAAGTTATTGCACGGAAACGGTTTTGCAATAATAGAAAGAGATTCAAATGGTAAGCCTTTACAACTAATACCAATACACCCTAAAAGAGTTGAAGTAAAAGTTGAAGATGGAGAAATAAAGTATTTTATTGATGAAAATAAAATAGCTATTGATTATAATAACATTTTGCATTTCAAAGGAGTAACAACTGATGGGATCAAAGGAATGTCAACTATTGAATCAGAAGCGGAAAATTTAGGATTAGGTTTAGCAAGTCAGAATGAACTAAAACAATTTTACGAAAAAGGAAGCAAGATTGATGGTTTTGTAAGTTATCCTAATAAATTTGAATCCGGTGCAAAAATAAAGGCAGAAGAAGCACTAACAAAAAAAGTAAGCGGAACTGAGCCAACAACAAAAATACCAATATTTGACAATGGTGCTAAGTTCGTTCAAGTTGGTGTGAATCCTGCTGAAGCATTATGGTTAGATATGATGGGATATGCAGTTGAAGATATTGCAAGAATATTTGGCGCACCACCTCACAAAATCGGGGCTTTAAGGCAATCAACAAACAACAATATAGAGCAACAGTCAATGGACTACGTTAACGATTGCCTTTTACCCCACGCTAAAGAAATGGAAGAGGAGTTGGAACGTAAACTTTTAAATAGTGATGAAAAAATAAACCATTTCTTTAAATTTAATTTCAACGGACTTTTACGAGGTGATAGTCAGGCAAGGGCATCACTTTATAATTCATTATTCCAAAATGGAGGAATTACACCTAATCAAATTTGTAAGTTAGAAGATTTGCCAACATTTGAAGGTGGAGATGAACATTATGTGCAATTAAATATGATTAGCGTAACTAATGCTGCAAGTTATTACCAAACTTTACAAACCGATAAAACAGCTAAAAGGATGGAGATTGAGGATATTTTAGAAATAATAGAAAAAAGAAATTTAACAAAAGTATGAACGAAAAAAGGTTTATAAGTGAACCCGTAATATTGGAAGAAAGAGCCTCAAATGATGGAACTAAGCAAGATTATATTACTGGTTATGGTATAGTTTTTAATCAATGGAGTTTGCCTTTAACAATGGAAATGCAAAACGGGCAAAGAGTTCAGTTTGTTGAAAAAATAGACCCTAAAGCAATTGAAGGTTTAAATATGGATAATGCCGTTTCAATGGTAGATCATAAATTTACATTAGGTAAAAGAAATAAAGGAACTATGGATATTTCTATTGATGAACGTGGCGTAAAATATTCGGTTGTAGTGCCAAAAACAACAATAGGACAAGATGCAATGGAAAATATAAAAAACGGAAATTTAGAAGGTTCAAGTTTCCAATTTTCAATACCGGCAAATGGTGATTATTGGGATAAAACGTTTACACCGTATCAAAGAACAATAACTAAATTTAATTCAGTAACAGAGATGGGGCCTGTAACATATCCTGCATATCCTGATACAACCGCAGCAATGAGAAGTTTAGAAGAAACTGAAAAACAAGTAGAAGACAAAGAAGAAACTGAAAAAATAGAACTTGAAAAACGCATAGCTAAACTTAAAAGGAAATATAATTACGAAAAAACAAAAAATTAAAATAAATGAAAACCAGTAATGAGTTATTAGAGCAGAGAGGCGTTTTGGACACAGAATTTGCCAACCTTGCAAACTTAGGAGATAAGACTACTCCTGAAAACGAAGTTAGAATGGATGCTATTATTGCAGACCTTAAAACTTTGAATGAAGAAATTAAAAAATCAGAAAGCCGTGAACAAGCTAAAAAAGAAGTTGAAGCACGTGCTAAATCTGTTCCTTTTTTAATTAACCCTACAAAATCAGACAATGAAAACCAAGTAAAAGAGCAGTTTTCAATGCGTAAAATGATTTTAGATCAATTGGACAAAAAAGCACCTCAAGGTTTAGAAGCCGAAATGGTACAACAAGGTGTAGCAGAAGCCCGTGAAGTTGGTATTTCTCCAAAAGGTTTAATGCTACCTGCTTTTTTAAATGAAAAACGTGCTGCTGTAAACACAACGTCAACAAGTGATACTCCAAAAACAGGATATTATGTTGCTACTGATACTTTGGTTGATCAAAGAGTTGATGTTTTCCGTAATCAATTGGTTTTGGTTCAAGCAGGTGCAAAATATTTGCCAGGTTTAGTTGGTAATGTTTCAATGCCAAAGAAAACAAGTGCTTCAACAGCCGCTTGGTTAACAGAAACAGGAGCAATTACTCCTAACAACTCTGTAAACACAGCAATTACAATGTCACCAAAGCGTGTAGGTGCTGCAATACCTTACACTAAAACTTTTTTACGTCAAACTACATTGGGAGTTGATAATTGGTTAAAAGATGATATGTTTAAGAGCCAAGCTATTGCCGTTGAAACAGCCGCTTTAATTGGTGGAGGTTCAAACGAGCCAATAGGTATTTCAAGTGCTTTGACTACAACTGGAGGTACAAACTTAATTGCAATGGGTACTAATGGACTTGCTCCAACTTGGGCTTCTATTGTAGAACTTCAAAAGCAAGTAGGTTTAGCAAATGCTAATATCAATAATTGCGCTTACATTTTCAACAATGCAACAAGAGGTAAAATGAAAACAGTTGTAAGAGATGCAGGTTCAGGATTATTCCTATGGGGTGATGGAACTATGGTTGATTCACAAGGTAATGTTGTTCAAATTGTAAACGGAGAAAGAGCATTTGTAACTAATATGGTACGTTCTAACCTTACTAAAGGTTCATCAAGTGGCGTATGTTCAGAAGCATTCTACGGTGATTTTTCTGACCTTGTAATTGGTTCTTGGGGTGGTTTAGACATCGTTGTTGATGAGTACACTTTAGCACTTTCAAACCAAATCCAAATAGGTGTAAACGGTTACTATGATGTAGCTATTTTACATGAAGGTTCATTTGCAACCATCAAAGATTATTTAACTACATAATATTCTTTATTATATATATCTGTTACAGCCCCTTCAATGGGGCTTTGGCAGTAGAAGCTAATGAACATTCAACAAATTACATATCCAACATCAACGGTCATAACCTTACAACAGGCAAAAGACCACTTAAGAATAACTGACAATAATCAGGATTCTGTAATAATGGATTGTATTAAATCGGCACAAAGTCACGTTGAAACTTACACAAATCAAATATTTAGTAGTGCAACATTTTGTGCTTATTTTGATGAAAAAGAAGTCCAAAGTTACAGTATGTTAGAAATTTGGAAATATCCAATAACTGCAATATCAAGTATAAAATATTTGAATGAAAGCGGAGTTGAAACAAATTTAGACAATACAACATATTCAACTGATATTATTGATTGCCCTATAAGAATATATTTAACAAGTGTTCCTACAACTAAATTAGATACTTTAAATGTTTGGAGGGTATATTTTACAGCAGGATTTACAGATACAACTTATATCAAATCTGAGTTAATAGGATGGGTAAAAATATTTACAGCATTTTATTTTCAAACAAGGCAGCCAGAATATACAGGTCAAACAGTTAGCGAAATAGCTTATTCAGCAGAACGACAATTAGATAAATATCGTAAAGATCAATTAGTATGAACATAGGTTCTTTAGACAGATATATTACGATTCAATATCCTTTAGAATCCACGAGTTCAACAACAGGAGAAAGAACTCAAACATGGTTAACTTTAGCAAATGTTTATGCGACAGTTACATATCCTAATTCAATGGCCTCAAATGAGGGATTAGACCAAGCAAGACCAACATCAAATGTAAATGTGGAATTTATAATTTGGTTTAGAACTGATATTAATGAAAAAATGAGAATTAGTTATGATAGTTCATATTTTGGAATTGAGAGAATAAATAAAGTTGGTAGCCGTGATGAGATGTTAAAAATTGTAACCGTTAAAAAATATTAAAATGGCTTTTAAAGGAATACAAGGGCAAAATAATAAATTTGAATTGCAAGGTTTTGATGGATTCATCAAAGCGGTTCAAACTATGCCCGACAAGATGAAGTCAAAAGCAATGAGGGAAATAATTGCCAAAAATATGAAACCCATATCAGAAGCAATAAAAGCTAATACACCAGTTCGTAAATCTACATCATATCAAGGATCAATAAAAAGAAAACGCAAAGATGGTTCAATAAGTACCGAAAGTATGCCTATGAATTTAAAAAAATCAATAGGAGTAAAAACATTTGGTAAAGGAACTGAAATAAGTGGTTATGCTGGTATTCAGAAAAAGAAAAATGATGGATGGTATGGTTTCTTTTTAGAACGTGGAACACGAAATATAGGTAAAACACCATTTATAGCACAGGCAGCAGCAGCAACAGTTCCATTAGCAACAGAACACCTTACAACAGATATAAAGGATTATATAGTAAACAATGCTCAAAAATTAGGATTAGATGCAAAATGAATAGTGAAGCGGCAATATATGGGCGTTTAAGCGCAGATGCTACATTAATAGCAATGTTAGCAAGTAATACTTCAATTTATCCTGAAGTAGCACCTCAAAACGCTGCAAATCCTTGTATTGTGTATAGTGAATCAACACCTGAATTTTCAGATACTAAAGATGGTGTTAGTCATTTAGATTCTAATATTATTCAAGTTGATATTTACGCTCAAACAATGGCGCAAAGAAACACAATAGGAGCAAGAGTAAGAACTTTATTAGATAGATATTCAGGAACAGTTAATTCAATAGTTGTTCAATCAATACAATTAGTATATCAACATAAAACTATTGAACCTATGAATGATATTAACGACATAAAAATTTATAGACAAACATTTGATTTTAAATTAAGACAAATTATATAAAAAATGGCAGTAATAGCAATACAAACACCGAGCGAAAGCGGTACAACAGTAACTTACGCAGCCTGTACAGGCGGAGGTGATACAGCAGCAAATAACGGTAAAATGTTATTGCACGTTAAAAATGGTTCAGGTGCGCCAATTACTGTAACGGTAACAAAGTCATCAAGTGCAAGTGTAATAGATCCACAATATGGTTTACTTACTAAAGCGGATTCAATTGTTTCTGTTGGTGCAGGTGCTGAAAAATTTATTGGCCCATTTGCAACAGGTGCATTTAATTCAACAAGTGGAACTATTGCAGTAACTTATTCAGGCGTTACAACTTTAACAATTGCAGCAATACAAATATAATGGCAAAGAAAGTATTAGAACCAATAGTAATTGAAACAACAGATGTTGAGGTTATTTTAGTAAAAGAATACCAACACCCAGCAGGAGTTTTAAAGCCAATAGGGCATAAATTAATAGTTACAAAAGAGTTTGCAGAGGAATTAGTGGGCGAAGGTTACGCAGAAATTTTAAAAAAATAAAAATAAAATAAAATGGCAACAACAGGAATTGTAAACGGAACGCTCATTGGAATATATGTAGCAGGTACAAAAGTAGCAAATGCAATGTCTAACGATTTAGATATTAGCATGGCAGTAAGGGACACAACAAACAAAGATACCGCAGGATGGAAAACTGGACTTGGTGGTATGATGAATTGGAGTTGTTCAGGAGAAGGTTTATTTGCAGAAGATGCAGCCTATGGATTTGATGATTTATTTGCTGTATTAACAGCCCGTACATCAGTAACGGTTATGATAAGTTCAGCAATTACTGGAGATAAAAAATATAGCGGTTCGGCTTTATTGACTAATCTAAAAAGAACAGCAGGGTTAGAGGATAATGCAACATTTACCGTATCATTTGAAGGTACAGGAGCATTAACAGAAGCAACTATATAAAGTCTTATGGCCAAAGAGATTTTATATAATGGGGTTAAATATCCTTTACAGTTTAATATGTTAGTTTTTCGTAATTGGGAAACTGAAACTAAAAAGAAAATATCTGATTTAGGAACTTTGGCAAACGGTTCGGGAGCGGTTGAGGCAGTTGATGCCTTAACCCTCCTTTACTTTGCTATTCAAGATGCCTGTGATGAAAAAGAGATTGAATTTATTGTAACACTTAAAAGTTTTCTGAGAAATGTAGATTTTTCAAATATGGGTGAAATGATGAGTTTAATTGATTTGGGAGAATCGGAAAACAAAAGGCAGCCGAAAAAACAGAAAGCGTAGGAGTAGATTATTTCTATTCTAAAGCCGTTGGAAGTTATGGTTTAAGACCTAAAGATTTTTGGAAACTAACATTAAAAGATTTTTCATTAATCCAAAGTGGGTTTGTTGAAAGGTTTGATATTGAACAGCAACAGGAATGGGAGCGGATTAGATGGCAAACGTATATTTTAATACAACCATCTGTAAAAGCTAACAGTTTAAAAACCCCAAAAGATTTGATATGTTTTTCGTGGGAAACAAACGAAAGTCCGAATTTAAAAGAGTTAGTAAATGCAAAAGTATTTGATATATTTCCAAATAAATTATGAGTAAGTACGCAGCGGTAAACGTCAAATTTGGCGCAGATATAAGTCAGTTTTCAACGGCAATGCAAAATGCAGCCCGTGAAATGAAAAAAGCCGGTGACCAACTTCAGAACGTTGGCAAGTCTATGACTATGAATTTAACAGCACCTATTGTAGCTTTAGGGGCAGCAGCGTTATATTCATTTGGTCAAATAGATGCTTTAAAACGTGGTTTAATTACATTTAGCGGTTCAGCATCCTTAGCAGAAGAAGAATTTACAAAACTTCGTGAAGTTGCTAAATTGCCCGGAATAGGATTAGAAGAAGCCGTTAGAGGTTCTATTAATTTACAAGCTATTGGATTAAGTGCAGACGATGCCAGAACTGCAATGATGGCATTTGGAAATGCTATTGCAACAATTGGAGGTGGTAAAGAAAACTTTGATTTAGCAATAAGAGGATTCGGTCAGTTAATGAATGCAAGTAAACCTTTACAGCAGGACTTGTACCAAATAGCAAACCAATTACCACAAGTAAATAAGTTAATGATAGAAGCCTTTGGAACTAATAGGGCTGAAGATTTAGCAAAACTTGGAATAAGTGGTAAGCAGTTAGCGGACTTTTTAGTAGTTGAATTAGGTAAATTACCACAAGTAAGTGGAGGAATAAAAAACTCATTTGAAAACATGAGTGATTCTGTTAAAATTAGTTTAGCAAGTTTTGGCGAATCAATAGAAAAAAACTTTAATATTTCGGGTAAAATTAATGATTTATCAAATGCTTTGTCAGGATTGATAAATGGTTTTTCTAATCTTAAACCTGAAACGCAAAAATTCATATTAACTGTTGTTGGTATGGTTGCAGTTATTGGACCATTAGTATTAGGTATTGGTGTATTAGTTAATTTACTACCTACACTTATGGCAGGTTTTGGAGTTTTTAGAGGTGCGGTTGTTTTAGCGACAACAGCATTAAAAGCGTTATCAGTAGCAATGAATGCTAATTGGGTAGTAGCACTTACAGGAGTTTTAGTTTTAGCAGTAGTTGCTATGAAAAATTGGGGTGATTCTACAAGTGAAACAACCAAAAGACTAAAAGAGCAACGTGAAGAAACAAAAAAATTAGCAGATGAAAAAGAAAGATTAAACAACCCTTTATTAAATCAGAAAAAAGCAGCACCATTAGAAGGTATTGATTTATTTGGTAAAGGTAGCGGTTATGATTCATTTAGAAAAAAAGGTTTTGAAGGTGGTGGTGGAGAATTTACATATTTGGGTGATGTAAATGTTGCAATAGATAATACAAAAAAGCAAACAAAAGAATTAACCGATGCTGAAAAAGCAGCTATAAAAAAAGCAGGTTTAGCAAGGTCAGCAGCAATGATTGAATCCTATAAAGGGATGCAAATTGAAGTTAATAATGCAATGCGAAAAGCAGATGCACAAAATAATGCAAATAAGTTTAATAGTGATTTAGAAAAAATATACAGAGGACAAGCCGATATAGTTGGCACTGGATGGGAAGGTTCTACTCAATCATATGCAAAAGGTGTTCAAGGTTTTACTTCTCAAATGGCAATAGCACAAGGTAAGATTTTAGTAAGTATAGAAGAACTTAATTTACAAATATCAAACGCACTTAGAGGTGGTTTAGGCAATGCAATAATAGACACATTTTCAATAATAGGTGAAAGCATAGCAACAAATCAAGACCCATTTAAGGAATTAGGTAAAAATTTATTAGATTCATTTGGTAAATTAATGAAGACAATAGGTGCTTTAATGATAACAATGGGATTAGCACAATTTGCATTTAATGTAAGTTTAAGTAGTTTAAATCCTATTGGAATGATTGCAGCAGGTGCGGTATTAGTTGCAGCAGGTGCAGGTATATCAGCAGCAGCAAAAAAAGGTTTAAAAGGTGCGGATAGTAGTCAAAGTATGAGTAGTTATTCAGGCAGTAGTTCACAAGGACAAGATTTAGTATTATCAACCCGGTTAGATGGAAGGGATTTAGTTATGAGTGGACAAAATACATCTTATGTAAAACGTAGATAATGGGAGCAGTTAGAATAAGTACAGAATTTTATACCGACCAAAATGTAAGATACAAGGTTAATATTTGGGATAGTGATTGGGCAAGTGCTACAATTACTTCTTTTAATAATAACGGATTTGAATTAGAATATGATAGGTGTGATAAATTTCTAACACCGTTAATTCCATCAAGTTGTTATTTTACGTTAATAGATGATAATTCAGCAGCGTTTACAGCGTTTAAAACGGACTTAGCAAACGCACAGGAAAACGAATTTAAACTTTATATTGAAAAGTATGTTAGTGGTGCATGGGTAATTGATTGGGCAGGAATTATTATGTCCGATATGGTTAGTTGGGATAATGATGGTTCACCACGTTATTTTGAGATAGTAGCAAAAGATGGATTAAACCGATTAGAAGGTATTACATTTGACAAAATATTAACTACTCCTTATACAACCCAAGCCTTACAGCCAGTTAGTAAAATTATATTTGATTGTTTAAGTTATGCAGGAACGGCACAATTTTGGAACGGTTCAAGTAAACCTTATATGGCTTGTAATTTAGAAAAACATGATGTTTTACAAACAGGAATAAACCAAGCCCAAATATTAGATTTAATTTATATAGGAAAAGAGTTTCTTATAGATGATTCAAGCAAACCTTTAAACGGTGTAACAAGTTATAAATTTAGAGGTCAATATGATGAACCTTTAAAAACCAAAGATGTATTAAGTCAAATATTGCAGTTATTTGGTTTAAGAATTATTTTAAGTGAAGGAACGTGGCAAATCTTAGAGGTAATTCAATTTACAAGGACATCAGATGCTTTTGGGCAATATAATTATTTAGGGTCTTATACAGGTTCAAGTGCAGGAACTTTAAAACTAACTGAAAATGGAACAACGTTAGCAGTTTTAGCAAATGGGAAATATGGTTATTACCCACCAGTTAAAAATGCAATGGCTAAGATTTACCCGAATGAAATATTAAACGGTTCTTTTTATTTAATTACAGGACTTTATACAGGTAGTGCTACAATGACTTCAAGCACATTTGAATTAGGCACTATTTACGGTGGTACTGATTTACAATTAGGTGTAAATATTTATTACGATGTTAGAAGTTGGAACGCATCAAATTGGCATGATACATATTTAGAAATTACTGCAAAGTTTGTTTTAGGTTCAAATAGAGTAAAGGAAACGGGAACATCATTTTTTAAGGGTGAAGATGCGGCATGGACCACAACAGCCGCAGATAAATATACTATGATTGATGTAGGATATAACCATCAAAAATCAGAAAATAGAATATTATCATTTAGAACAACCGACATACCAGCAGGAACACATACAAATTCAACTTTAGTAATAACAGCAACTTTAAAAAGTAGAACAGGGGCAGCCTTACCAACAAAAGCGGATTTGAATATTTTTATGAATCGTATTGAAGTCAGTTGTATGGATTTGGCAAAAAGTCCACCATCATACGGTCAAATATCTGAATTAGAATATACCAATAGTAATTTAACGGATAATTCTATAAATATAGACTACGGTTTTTTAAGAATTAATGATAATTTAGGAGGAGTTAATATTTCGGACTTTAATTCTATAATGGTTATTCAGCCAAATAATGCAGGGGCTTTAACAAGGTCAACTGATTGGGAAGCAGGATATACAACTGATGTAGGAATAGTTGAAACACTATTAAAAGAGACAGTAGCTTTACAAGCAACGGCAATAAAAAAATATATAGGAAATTTTAGAAGTACGATTTATGATGCTTGGAATACAATTGAATACGATAGTATTATTTGGGTATTTATGGGAGGTCGTTATTCTGCAAAGATGGACGAATGGAGTGGTGAATGGTTTGCAATAGCACATGACAGTTCAATCACTATTGCAGCAACAACAAGAGTAGATGATTATAAACCCGATACTTTTACACCTACATCATGGCGTAAGGACATACCATTTGTAGATGGTTATCCAATAGGACATAAGCCTGTTATAAAAGTAAATACAGGTGTTGCAATTTCAACAGCTACCACAAGTTTTACAATAGATGCAGCCGAATACGACCATATAAGAAAAGGCGATACGGTTAAATTAATAGACCAATATAGTTTAGCAAATATTCAATCATGGGTAGTTAATGCTAATTGTGAAGTTTCAGATACAACTTTAACGGTTGTAAGTGATACAACCGACCAACAAATTTACCCTAATGCAACATTTGAACACGAACCACGAGAATACTTAGTTAGTAATATAGTAAGAGCAACAAAGCAATTTCAATTAGGCCCATCACTAAATTATGAGATTAACCAAATATTAAAAGTCATTACAACAGATGGAACTATTCAAGAAGCTACAACAGATGGTTTAACAGGAATAGGCTCATCAAATAGAATAAAAATACCACTTAATTCAGCAGTAGGATTAACAATTACCATAACAGCTAAAGAACAGGGTTCAGATAATTGTGCTATGCTTATTAGACAGGCTTTAATTAGCAATAACTCTGGTACGGTTGTTTTAGATGGAACAGTACAAACAATAGGAACAGATATTGATTCTGCATCAATTGTAAATACAATTTCTATTACTGCAAACAATACAAATGATTGTTTAAGTGTTGAAGTTGATGGAATTGCAACTAATATAAATTGGACTGTAAATGTAAAAGGAGTAGTAAGTATATATTAATGCCAACAATAAATAAAAGTAAAAGATTAAGTTGGGAATTTAAACCAAATCAAAAGAGTTGGAGCAATGACCCTAAATTTTACCAAAGTAGAGAATGGATTATAATGTCAAGGCAAGTAAGAAGTGAAGAACCATTTTGCAAAGAATGTTTAAAAAAGGGAATAACAAAACTAAGCGAAGTTTGCGACCATATTATTTCAATTAAAAATGGTGGTTTAAAACTTGATCGTAATAATTTACAAGGACTTTGCAGAAATTGCAATAATGCAAAAAAAATATAACACTTTAAAAAATAACATTAACAAAGTAATAATTTTGAATAATGGCAAATAAACTAACAGTAACTCAGGGCAATACGTTAGAGTTCACCATAACAGTAACCGATTCAACCGGAACGGCAGTAAATTTAACTGGTGCTACAATAGTAGTTAAAATTTATAATGGTTCTACAATTGTTGAAACATACACTACAACAAGCCATACAACACCTTTAAGTGGTATTTCAAGCGGAGTTTTTACAGCAGCACAAACATTAGATTGGCCTGTTAGTTTAATGGGTTATGAAATACAAACCATTTTAAGTAATTCAAAAGTCTATTCAATGACTGATTATGTAGAATGTAAAAAAGATATATAATGGATGTTTCATTTGTAATAGATCAGCAGTCAGTTTCATTTGTAATAGATCAGCAGTCAGTTTCATTTTTAGTAGCACAAATAACTAATATTGGTGGATTAGTAACAATAACCGATAATAATTTAGTATTTGTTGGAACGGTAGCAGGAGATGACTTACAAGTAATAGCAAAAGACACCGACCTTAATATAATAAATGCGACATATACCTTAGTAGGGAATGTATTAACTTTGTCAAATATTCCAACAGGATTAGTAGAGTATATACTTACACAAGATGGAGGATTCTTATTGCAGCAGGATAGTAGCAAATTAGTAATAAATTAATAAAATGGCAGATAAAAAAATAACCGAGTTAGTACAAATAACCACTATTGCAAGTGGTGATGTATTACCTATTGTGGATATAAGTGATAACACCACTAAGAAAATAGATATTACACAGATTAAGGCACAGAGTCCAGTTCAATCCGTTAACTCTAACATTGGAGCAGTTGTATTAACTAAAACCGATATTGGACTTAGTAACGTAGACAACACTTCGGATGCTAACAAGCCTGTATCAACTGCGACACAGACGGCATTAGATGGAAAGGTTGATGAAAATGCTGCTATTACCGGTGCTACCAAAACTAAAATTACTTATGATGCAAAAGGACTTGTTACCGTAGGTGCAGATGCTACTACGGCAGATATAGCCGATAGCACAAATAAGAGATATGTTACAGATGCCCAAGCTACGGTAATCGGAAATACAAGTGGTACGAACACGGGAGATAATGCAACCAACTCGCAGTATAGCGGATTAGCTGCAAGTAAACAAGATGCCTTAACTTTAACTACTACAGGAACTTCGGGAGCAGCAACATTGGTAGGTGCTACTTTAAATATTCCACAATATTCGGGAGGAGGAGGTACTACTTGGGGTTCAATTACGGGTACTTTATCTACCCAAACTGATTTACAAACGGCATTAAATTTAAAAGTACCTTATACGGGTGCAACAAGTGATGTTAATTTAGGTGAGTTTGGTGTTCAGTTAGGAAATATAGAGTTTGATACTACACCTACAAATGTGCCAACCACAGCAGGTAGTTTAAATTGGAATGACACAGATGGAACTTTAGACCTTAAATTAAAAGGCGGCAATGTTACTTTACAGATTGGTCAAGAGCAGGTTGTAAGGGTAGTTAATAAAACAGCAACAAGTATAAATCTTTTAGAAGCAAATTACCAAGCCGTAAGAATTACAGGTGCAGTAGGACAAAGAACAAAAGTAGATTTAGCACAAGCCACAAATGATGTTTTATCTGCCGAAACAATAGGTTTAGTTACTGAAACTATTAACAATAATCAAGAGGGTTTTATAACAACAAGTGGATTAGTTAGGGGGATAAACACAACAGGCAGCATACAAGGTGAAACTTGGGCGGATGGAGATATTCTTTATTTAAGCCCTACAACAGCAGGTAGTGTTACAAAAGTAAAACCAACAGCACCTAATCATTTAATTGTGATTGGCTATGTAATATATGCACATATAACACAAGGAATTATTTTTGTTAAAGTAGATAATGGTTATGAATTAGACGAATTACACAATGTAAAAATAACAACTGCTGCAAATAATAATGTATTAGCTTACACTTCTGCAACTGATATTTGGGAAAATAAAACGGTTGAAACTGCATTAGGTTTTACACCCGTAGTTGCAAATTCAGCCATCACAGGTGCAACAAAAACAAAGATAACATATGATGCCAAAGGACTTGTTACGGCAGGTGCAGATGCTACCACAGCAGATATAGCCGATAGCACAAATAAAAGATATGTTACAGATGCTCAATCTACCGTAATTGGGAATACAAGCGGAACGAATAGCGGAAATCAAACCTTAGCTAATACATCAGATGCAACTTCACATACAACAACATTATCTGCAACAGGTGGAAGTGTAAAATTAGTAGAAGGTAGCGGAATAACTTTAACAACAACGGGAACGTCAGCCGATGGAATAATTACAATTGCTTCAACAGGCGGTGGAAGTGGAACGGTTACAAACGTATCTGCCTTGACATTAGGAACAACTGGGAGTGATTTAAGTAGTACTGTTGCTAACTCTACTACTACACCTGTAATTACTTTAAACGTACCAAATGCAAGTGCTGCTAATCGTGGTGCTTTAACTTCAACTGATTGGAGTACCTTTAACGGGAAACAAGCGGCACTTGTAAGCGGCACAAATATTAAAACTGTTAATTCTACTTCATTACTTGGTTCGGGAGATGTTGCAGTCCAAGCTACATTAGTTAGTGGAACTAACATAAAGACCATAAATTCTACTTCAATTTTAGGTAGTGGAAATTTAGTTGTGGCTGCTGCTCCAAGTGGTATTAGTGGTGCAATTCAGTTTTCAGATGGTACTTCATTATCAAGTGATGCAGCCAATTTCTTTTATGACAATACGAATGATAGGTTAGGGTTAGGAATCAATGCCCCAACTTCAAGACTGCACATTAAAGGAAGTGGTGCAACAAGTGCTACATCATCTTTTAAAATACAAAATAGTGCAAATACTGAGTTATTAAATATTACTGATGATGGTGCTGCAACATTTGGTAATAGAATAGATGTTAATCAACCTAATATATCTATTAGTAGTATTGCAACTGCTATTACTAATGGTTCATTCATAGGTGCAAATTTAACGGGTACTAAAATTGGTTTATTGGTTGGAACTAACCAATCAGGTTATAGTTATATACAAGGTAGATATGCATCAGGTGCAGAACATATTAGAATACAAGAATATGGTAGTGGTATATCAGTTGGTTCAGCAACAGGGGATGGTTACATAGGAATAGGGAGAACATCGCAATTAGCAAGTTCAAAATTAGGCATATCAGTAGCACCAACCGCATCAGCAAATTATGGACTTGTTTCATTAGGTTCAGGTGCATTTGATGGGGCTACAGCTGGGTTCTTTACAGGTAGTGCAAATGGAACTTTAATAGCGGGAAACTTAGCAAGTGGTGGAACTTCTGATTTGTTAAATATGCAAGTAGCAGGGGTAGGTAGATTTAAAATAAGTAGTGCAGGGAAACCAACCTATGATAGTACAATAACACCATCAGGAACAACGGGAAACCAAACCATAAATAAGCCAAGTGGAACGGTCAACATAGCAGCAGCAGGTACAACTGTAACAGTAACAAATAGCTTAGTAAGTACTTCATCAATAGTAATTGCAGTAGTTAGAACTAACGACACAACGGCATATATTAAAAATGTAGTTTCAGGTACTGGTAGTTTTGATATTAATTTAGGAGCAGCAGCAACCGCAGAAGTATCAATAGGATTCATTGTAAATAATTAAAATATGAAAATAGTTAAAATAAACGCAGAAGTAAATTTGTTAAGTGGAATGGTAGTTCCAACAGGTAGTGTATTAGTAATATCAGAGGCATACACCGACAACAAAAGTCAAAAAGATGGTGTAATTCCTGCACAGGTAGCAACTTTATTGTATCAGAATGAACAAGCTATTACTGACGGCAAAGTTTCTATTCCAAATGTAGCAGATTTTAATACTACTATGTCAGGCAGTTTAGACGTAACAAGATATGAAACAGAGGCAGCAGAAGTAATGCTTATTGAATTTGTTGTAGGAACTTTATCTCTTGTTTACGGAGAAGAAAATATAGAGGTCATTGATTTATAATGATAGAATTAGAAGACCTAAAAGTAGTAGGGGCAAATGTCCTTTGTTTTATAACAATAAAGACTGTTGACCTTAATGTGGGGTTGCAGACTATATTATTGTTAGCGACAATAATTTACACCTTTGTAAGAATAATCAACGAGTGTAAAAAATATTTAAAAAACAGATGATAAATTTAATATTACTAATAGTTGCCAGTTTAATGGCGTTTTTGTTAATGCCGATTTCTTTATTGTACGGATTAATTCGGGCAATCTTCCACAAAGGTTTAAGTTATTATTTTTGGCAATGTGCTTTAAGCATTGACCAAACAGGAAATACTGTATGTCAATTTCTATTTAATGACTTTATGATTAAACCAAATGGACACAGATGCGGAAACCCTGATGAAACGGTAAGTTATGTATTAGGAATGAACAAAGCCAAAGGAACACTTTATCCTTTAGGTTTAGTTGTTGCTTGGATATTAAATAAAATAGACCCAAACCATGTTGAAAACGCAGTCAAAAACGAGCAGTAAAGCAATAAGACCTTTTACCCGAAAGGCAATAGTAAGCAAGACCCCTGATTGGGCGAAGTGGACATTTAGAATAGTTTTTGCCATCACGGGTGTAGCAACTTTTGTTATTGCAAGTGACCCAAGTATTGAAGACACTTTAAAAGTTCAAATAGGTGTTTACTTGAAAGGTGTAGATATGTTTGTGTTTACTTTGTCTAAGATGTTTGGAGTGACCAAGTAATGGATGAAGAAGAAAGACCCGACACAACTTGGACAGACGGTAACGGATATTGAACCTTACGATGACTTTAATTATTACCCTGATTAATTTATGATAGAAAAAGAAATAGAATCAGCACTAAATAAAGTTAAAGAAGTCTATGGTGTAAATTACGCCAAGAGATTGGAACAACTATTTAGAAACGAAACAGCACATTTTAAAAGTGGCAACTTCTTAAAAACTTTAAGTGCAGGTATGGAAGTAGGTGCAAAAGTTATATATCCTTATGGGTGGAGTTCTTTGTTTGAATTTTGGGAAAATAATCCGCAATACAAACCAACAGGAACACACAGCCAAGCCGAAAACACATCAGCATTAGCAAAAAAAAGAGGTGTAAGAACTTTTATTAAGTTTGGTAGCGTGGAAGCAAGTATGATGACAGTTGCCCATCTAATTAAATTAAGAGGTGGTAATTTTGGTGCTTGGTTCAGTAAAAATGCAGTTCAGCAGTTAGCGTATAACCACGAACTTGACAATATTAAAGTAAGAATTGTTAAAGATTAATTATGAATCAAAAATTTAGTTATTACCTTAATGTTTTTTTAGCGGTTGGGCTATTTTTAATAGTTTTTAAATTCGGTTGCAACCCTGAATACAAAGATAGACCGATTGTGATTAATGAAGTAGCGGATTCAAATGCCATTTATGACCATTTAGAGAGCGAATACAGCAATCAAATCATAAAGTTATATGATAGTATAGAATACTTAAATAAACACGTTAAAACGGCTAAAACGATATATAAGACTAAAATAGTTCAAGTATGGTCAGATTCAGTAGTTACTACCAATGAATGTTCTGAAGTAGTTGAACAGGCAAATGCTATAATTTCAAGTCAGGATACACTAATAAAAGTTCAAAGTCGTAGTTTAATAACCTGCAATTCCCAAGTTGGGAACTTAAGAAACCAAGTTGAACTAAACAAAGGGTATGCGGATATATTGTTAAAGCAAAAAATTGAATTGATAAAAGAATACGACAAGATTAATGCAAATACTAAACGGAATAAATTATTAGCAGGAATAGTAGCTGCGATATTAGTTAGCTTCAGTTTAATAAAGTAAATTTGAAATGTTTAAAATGTTTAATTGTACGGGGATTATTGCTGCGAAGTAGTTAATCCCTTTTTTTTTAATATTATGATAGACCCAATTAACCCGGCACATTATAGAGATGGAAAAATAGAAGTGATTGACTTTATAGAAGATAAAGGCTTTGGTTATAATTTAGGAAACGTTATAAAATATGTTTCAAGAGCAGGAAAGAAATCGGATAAAATAGTTGAAGATTTAGAAAAGGCAAAGTGGTATTTAGAAAGGGAAATTAACAAACACAAATGCAAGAATTAGAAAAAACAAAACAGCTAAGAGAATTTATAAAATTATATCCTAATTATCCTAATAAGAAATTAGCACGAATGTTTTATAAGGAAAATCCATTATTATACACTAATGAAGAACGTGTAAGGTCAAACATCAGAAATTTATTAGGTCAATCGGGAAATAAGATACAAAAAGACAAATCATTATATATGGATGCTAAACCTTTAAATCCTTACAATCTACCTCAATCCTTTGAATGCGATTATAGCCCATTTGAATTGAAATGTCACAATCTTTTAGTTTTAAGTGACGTTCACATCCCTTATCATTCTATAAGTGCTTTATCAACTTGCTTTGATTATGTTTCGGGAAGGAAAGTAGATGCTATTCTTTTAAACGGTGACACCATAGATTGTCATATGCTTAGTCGTTTTGTCCGTGATCCAAAAGCAAGAAACTTTGGTGAGGAATTAGATGCCTTTGCGGAGTTCTTTGTCATTTTAAAAAAGATATGGGATGTGCCTATTTATTTCAAACTTGGAAATCACGAAGAAAGATATAATCATTTTCTTTGGATGAAGGCAAATGAACTAACTGGTGTTGAAGAATTTAATTTAGAGGCGATAATTAAGAAAAGAGCCAATGTAGAAGTTATCTCTGACAAAAGAATAATCAAAGCAGGTAACCTTAATATCTTACACGGACACGAATTTCAAGGCGGTGTGTTTAGTCCTGTTAATATTGCACGTGGATTATTCCTTAAAGCAAAAGTAAACGCAATGCAAGGGCATAACCATCAGACATCGGAACATTCAGAAAGAGATTTAGAGGGTAAGATAACAACTACTTGGAGTGTAGGGTGTTTAAGTGAATTACATCCTGCATATATGCCAATCAACAAATGGAATCACGGTTTTAGTATGGTTGAGATTGAAGATGATGGTTCGTTTGAGGTGCAGAATAAAAGAATCCACGAAGGGAAATTATTGTAAGTTTTTATTTAAAAAAATTGGACAAAATATGACTTCTAAATTAGAACTACTTAAAAAAGAGTTAGATGCGATAAGGTTAGAATTAGAACAAATAAAGAAAGACATATCACAGCCTTACACAACTTTAGAAAAGTAATATTACAGCGTTACAAATTGTAGGCTATAATTCCGATATTTGGGTTAGATGATTACAATAGCACCCAAAAATTAGTAAATGCACCTTATTTAGATTAATTCTAAATTAGTCAAACTACTTGATTATTAAAATCAGAACAACGTATTTTGAACCAACAATTAAATTATGAAAAAGACATTAGAACTAACATTATCCGAAAGTGAAGGAGTAAAGATTGAAGTATCTTGCGATGTACTTAGAATTGAAACTGATAATCCTGCGACCCATCCTGACGACCCCAACCAATTAACCATTACAGAGTATTGGTGCAAGACCATTAATAAATTAAAGATAAACGGATTTGAGTTGGGAATTTACAACCATAAGACATTAAAAGAAATTGAACGATTAGTGGAGGACCAGTTAGAATCTAACCCTGATTTATTTTAAACTTTTAGCGATGGCTTATAATAGTGAATATCATACAGAAAAAAAATTAAAAGAAATTCAAAATTGGGATATAAAAGACGCTCATAATTTGGTAAACAGATTGCGTGATATGTGGCAATACAAAAACTACTTCACCGAAAATTGGGGGCTTGACCATATACATAAAGAAAGACCAGTTTTAATGCTTGAGTTACATACAGGAGGATGGAGTGGTAATGAAGATATAATTGAAGCATTACAGAAGCATAAATTATTTTGGATGATGTGGTGGTGGAAAACAGAAAGAGGCGGACATTATTATTTTGAAGTTGATTTTTCTGCAATAGGATTTAAGCCAGTAAATAAATTTACAAAGGAAAATAAACTCACAAGGCAGTATGTTTCAAAAGCAAAAGCAAAATTTGATTGGATTAAAATATCGCATACTAAAAGACTTATCCGTGCAGTAGCAAAAGTTTAAAATATTGCCCATAACGGAATTGGGCTAAACGCAGTAGGATGACAGCAGCACAGCAGATAAGATGGAAGCAACAGACGGTAAATGTGCATTACCCTATGTTCATAGCAGGACACTCCCTATTGCGTTTTAGCCTATGTTATATGAAGTGCCGACTTATTTAGCACAAAACTTGAATTGAAACGATAAACAGAAAAACAAAAACAAAAAAAGCGATGGAAGAATATAAAAAAATACCTAATAAAAAGGTTTCAGATTTTGGGAAAAGATTGAGAGATAAATCCAAAATAGAAGACCGTGAGTTTATAAAAAAACAACAAATATCTTTAATTAAAGCAAAAAAAATAATAGTAAGATGAAAACAGCAGTAGATTGGTTAATTGAACAATTAACTCCTTCAATATCGTTGCAACAAAAACATATTGATAAATTAAAAGAAAAAGCAAAAGAAATAGAACAGTTACAATTTAATAAAATGACAGAGGCATTTATAAAAAACAGAGAACAAACAAGACCATTAGTATTTGAAAATGGTTTTTTTGCTGGATTTGAATATGCTTTAAAAAGTTCAGAAGATTATTACGAGAAACTTGAAAAAACAAAATTTGCAGATGATGACTTCACAAAAGATTACCTGCAAGAAAAAAGTAATGAAATTTATAATGAAAAATTTAACAAATAAATAAAATGGCAGACGAAAGAGATTTAAAACACTTTGCTGAAATAGCAAACGAAAACAAACCAAAATTCAAGTTTGAAAATTCAATGCAACTTGCTTTGGTTTTAGATGTGAAACACAATGAACTGATGAAGTTTTATTGGTATTTAGAAAATCAAATAGTTAAAAGAAGGCATTTGATTAGATGCTGTTTAGTTGTTACTGATGAGGGAAACGACTTTATAAAAGATATGTCAGATGCTTTTATACTTGCTGCATTTGTTCATTTTGGTAAAAAGAATAGTTTAACCATAAATGATTTTTAAAAGTGCGGTGGCTTTTTTCTTTTTGTTTTTCCTTCACGGAACTTCAATTGGAAACAGTCAGCAAGGCATTTCATATAACGGTTGGGTATATGTGAAGTACCGTAACACAAAACTTAAATAATTAGTAGAAACTTTATGAGGTATTTCACATATACCTTGTTATATTTAGTTAGTGTGATTGATGTAAAACAAAGGGCAGGGCACAAAGATACTGAACATCGGGAGAGGTCGAGGAACTTCCATCATCAACACACTAATTGAATATAACGGATGGTGCTTTGCGAAGGCGGGGCTTAGAAAAACAAATGTTGAATTAACCACAAAAGATAATTAGATGCAGAAAGTTGAAAATATAGACGAAACCCCCGCTTTTGCCAAACCCGTGTTACAGGCAGTACGGGTTTTAAACCTATACGCTTGTCTTGGTGGTAATCGTTACAAGTGGGATGAAGTGGCAAATATTGAAGTAACCGCAATAGAACTTGACCCCGAATTGGCACGAATGTATAAAGAGAGATTTCCAAATGATACGGTTATAGTTGCTGATGCTCACGAATACTTGCTTAACAACTATATGAATTTTGATTTTATCTGGAGTTCGCCACCTTGCCCATCACATAGTAGAATAAGATTTGGACAAGCTAATAGTGAAAGAGAAAATTACAACCCAATTTATCCCGATATGACATTGTATCAAGAAATCATTTTTTTAGACAATTACTATAAAGGGAAATATGTAGTTGAAAACGTGATACCATTTTATGAGCCATTGATACCAGCAAAAAAACGAGGAAGACATTTATACTGGTGTAATTTTAATTTACCAAATGAATTGAATGGCAGACCACAACCAAAAGGATTTATTGAAACAGGAAGTAAACCTAATGAGATATTTCACGAAATAGATTTGAGTAGTTATAAAGGCGAACAAAGGAAAGATAAAATTGCTTGTAACCTTGTTGATTACGAAGTCGGGAAAACAATATTTGCAACAGCTATGGGCGTAATACTAAAATCTAATGTTAAACAAAATTCTCTATTCGGAGATGGATGGTAGTATTGCCTATAACTAATCTGTAAGAGAGATAAAACTAAATATTAAACTTTTAAAAATATGCAAGTTACAATTAATTATAATTTGAAATGGCAGCTAAATACAGCCCCGAATTATCAATTTACGGACA